CCGGCCTGTCTAGGCTTGTGTTTCCACAAGTTGTCGACATTTAATCATCGCCAGCAACGGATCAAAGAACTTGATCCGCGCTTCGTGTACGAACTGACGGAGAAAGCAGCCTTGTCATTACTGACAATATGGCTGCCTACACCGCATCTGCGAGGTTTATCGTTCGTCCTAAATAAATGATCAGTTGAACACGCTTCCGCGAAAAATCGCAAAAGCATGCGCCAACCGGTCATATATTGTTTAATAGGACGTGCCCGAACATCGGTAACGAGCCACTGTAGCTTTTGCAAGCTATGGTTAACTCGGCGACGTTTCGGGAGGTAGACCTCCGGAACTTCTGACAAGCTAGGGCATGAAAGATTCATGTCTATGCTAGGGATTGCTCCGTAAGTACGGAACAATTTTTGTACGATTACATCGTATGTCTTGAAGTAATGTTTATCATAGAACTGGTTCGCATAAGCGATCCAGGATGTATAAACATCAGGGCGACGTGATGATGACCAGACTGTCCGAATACGGACAGGAGTGACGGAAACGCCTTTATAGGCGTCCATGCCACAGGATTCTCTAAAGAATCCACTGATGCAACTCTTATCGCGATTGACCTTAAGGCCAAAAGCTTCGAGTTGTTTGATAGCGTTCGCGGCGTGAGCCGTGGGTACTATCACATCATCTCCATACACGTAGAGACTCTCACGAGTCTCCGCATCAGGCGAACCTGCGGCCAAGATAGCCCAAGTAGTAAGTGCCAATACGGGAAAGCATAACGCTGACCCCATTGGTGCATACTTCTCGAGGTTTAATATCTTACCACACGGTAACACCGTCGACTGACTCCTGCAGTTCATTAGAGCTCCCAAAAGGGGCTCAGGGAATAGCAGGCGAACAAGACCAACAGATACGCGATCACTAGCCTCATTGAGGTCTAGTGTCGAGTACTGACCAGTATACGACCCTTGAAGGGCAGCAAACTGGTTGGGTTGTTGGTCGGTGAAGCGAACAGATTCCTTTGTTAAGGGATGCTGTTCGACATGCTTAGACATAGCTCGCCCAAGTCCTTGCTGTATCCATTGGAAATCCAATGGTTCGCAAGATATTAAGCGAGGTCCGCGAGAATCCTTAGGTACAAGAAGTACCTTAGCGGAATTCTCCTTGAGTTCAAGAGATTGAATCTCTTGATAAGCATCACAGACATGCCCTAAAGATGCATAAAAATATGCATCTAACGGGTAAGTGTCGATGATCCGTGGGGATATACTAGTCCAACGGTACTTAGTCCAAAGGCGTTCTCTTGTGGAGACCGCCCCCGGGCCGTGCCGTGGATAAATATCCCTATGGTCAAACGTGCGGAAGACTTCTTTCAGGAGTCTTCGGGCACGCCAAACGATCCTACGATAATACCCTTCTGCAATAGGAGAGTAATCCGTAGGATGTGTGTCGAGGTAGTTTGCCATCCAGGCAAACTTCTCTGAATAGGCCTGTATCTCTTCTTCAGTTCTTTCGAACTTTGAGAGTACAGCTTGTTCTTGGTCAGCGTCATAAGGGAGTTCAAGTTTGTAGAATACAAACAAGATATCCCTTAAGGCTTTGATGCTTCGCACACAGGGTTTTGGAAGAACCCTACCGTCGTGTGAGAAGATGAGCTGGAATAACTCACCCATAAACATGGGTAGTTTACTGTTAGGGAGGCTTTTGAAGGCCAACTTAGCAGCGTCCAACATGACTTCTCCAGATAAAGCTCGATCAAGAGCTTTACCTAGACGTGGAAGAGTTTTCGTAAGAAAACTCATACCTTCCCGTGCAAGACGCTTCTCTACCTTTTGGGTAGTGAGACGTAAGGCACGTGGTGATAAAACTTCACTGTGTGACGTTTGAACGTCAGACAGCAAAGCGGCGATGATCTGTTTATACGGATCTAGGCTCTTATTGATTACCATATGGTATATCTCCTAGAGCACGCGCTGCAATACTGTCTGATACATGGATACGAGGAAGACCGGCTAAGCAGGTAGCCCCGGAGAGGAATCCATTCTATGTAGGCCTAAATATGCCATGAAACTCAGTTTGTGAAACTGAATAACTGGGATATATTCGTCGAAAGACGATTAATAGGTGTATATAGTTAATGGAAATCTCCTGAGTAACTGCCTAGTCGGGTCCAATGTATACGTTAACTAAACGCTCTATATGTATATAATAAAGGACTAAAAGTCCAAAATAATACGCACATAGACTTTCTGTATAACGGTATGTACATCATGTACGCTACCGTTACGCAGATCGACTGTTTGAGGGATAGCAACTTCTATCGTTTCTTCAGTCCCGTTATCGGATCTAACCGGTATCGGAGACATAGAAACTAAGTAGTTGATGCCCTCTCGGGTGCTAAGAGGACGGAGAACAGGCTCATGAGTATCAATAGTGATACTCGAAAGAGAACGTTTTCCGACTCCAATAGTTAATGTATTCATTATTATGGTATCAGTTGATGTTAATCTAATGCAGTTTTACTGCATTAGTTGTCACCGTGGATGGTTCAAGAAGCCCCTTCTCAACTGAGAAGTTAAGTTTCTCAAAAGAACACCCACAGTTAAACAGCATCAGCAGTACCAATGTCTTCCCAAGGTCTCGGAGGGTTAGTGTTTTCATAGGCTAGTCATTCTCATTCCAGAGAAATGATAAAGCTTCTAAAAACAGAACAGGCTTAAAGCCCGCCCGTAACGAGAGAAACGGCACCGTTGCCAGTGCAATCGTAGAGAATCGTCGTAGAAGCACCTAAAGAGGCGCAAAACGACATCAACTCTGCGAGAACATTCTTGGCTTCGGTGGTCGCGCTCAAATCCCCTACAGGGATATCGAGCACGGCATACGCCGAAACAGTAGCCGGGAGAAGGTCAGCGCCAGCGATCGTTTTATCGAATCGCACAACGCTCCTTCGCCGACGAGCTGTTCCGGAGCCAGACTCAAGATGAGAAATCTTGAGCCTGTGAGGAAGGTTATACGTCTCAGTTATCTGAGCGTATTCCGTACTCCGACCGTTTGTGCTTAGGCGTTGGAATTCAACTTCCGTCGCCGAAGCGTCCTTGATCTCATTCGTATTCAGTGTATTGCTTAACATGCAGGTTGAGTGGATTATCCGCCACTCCGGATGTTGTTAGACTGGTTACAAGCGCGAACCGCGCAATGCACCAGCCAAGACTACCTCGGAGGGAGATAGCCCACTCGATGTTATCGAGTTATATAAATCAGGCACATTGGAGACGCGTCTATACGCATCTTCAAAAACCTGACTGCATAGCACTGCACCTCCTTCATGTATACTGCCCCAATTTGGCGTAAGATACGTCAAAATGTTGCGCTGTACACGAAGGGACGCACAGTACCGTCGTATGAGTACTACGGGTCTTATGTTACTAATCGCGAATTGATCAAGCCATTGGCTAACGCCAAGGGTCCAATCAACCACGAATGACCACGGTATCGCATTCCAGATTATAGCGGGATTCAATTGAAGCCCAAAATAATCTGCTAGCGCTAACGCCCTCTGTTCTAGAGGAGTCATGGACGGCAGTTGATAACTGTAGTCCATAGTAGCATGAAACAATGACAAACCGACCGAAGTGATGCGTTCGTAACGAGCTCCGCCACAATAGTAAAAATTATTACTATTGCCGGATTTCTCGTAAACCGAAGTGCCTTCACCAAGGTTATCAGTAATCGTCTGCTTGTAATGGCGGACGATGGGTTTGTTAGCGTTTTTGTTCAACTTTTTAAGTTGAGCATCAACGCTCTGCATAGATATAAGCCCCTTGGATATATCTCGCAGCGTAGGCTGGATGTTAAACTTAAATTGAAGTAAAACATCCGAAGCACCTCGAATCAGTCTAACTAGCGGGTTACGCCCCCACCTCGAACGAGGCAGGAACGTAACTCCTAGCAGATTAGCTATATCTGTAATAGACCGAATTGTATGTGGTATGGACTTTAAGTCCTTTAGCTCGATAGCGTCATTAAAGGCGCTAAACCCTCCATGAATAGAAGGAATGATGGCTCTTAAACTAGAGTCAACATATTCTTTCATTGAGAGTGTTGGTAATATTGATCTTACCAACCCGTCTTCCTCATACAACAATGGCAGACCCGAAACCGGGTAATCCATTGCACCGAGGTCACCTGACCCAGCTATGGAATTGCCCTGGCCTCCGTAATAAACGGAGTCGGGAGGCAATCCATAAAACTCCCACCAAGCATCTGAAGCGGCTATTTTAGAATAGTCGTTCCAGCCAGCTTGCTGTACGTTCGTGTTCGGTTGGTTAGTACGTCGAGTATAATGCTCGACCCCTTTCCAACTGTACTTACGACCGCTCTCCTCGCGCATATATTCAAAACCGCTATTATACGGTAATGTATACTGTGTGTGAGGAGGGAACGCGTTAGGGTTCGCTCCAGACGGCGGATTGCTGTCATGGAGTGTTCCCCCAACGGTGTGAGGTAAGATACCCACTTGGGTAACTCTGGGCGTAGGTCCTGTCATACGATGGGAAACGGTGAAGTAATCACCTGGGAGTAGGCTCCACAAGGAGC